GTACTGGGTTGTGTAACCGTCTATTGACCAAGATGGGTCCAGTTACGAAGACTTCTACTAAAGCTATACCTGGGGTGACCGAGCGCCTCAAGTATGCTGCTAATTTAGCTCGGCATCAATTCGAGTCGGAGTTGACAGAAGATTCGCCATGCTTAGAGAATCTAAATGTCAAAGCCGATGCTGGAATGCCTTACATCTTACTCCATACGAATAATGTTGCACCCAAGATGACTGACTTGACTTATCTACCAGTTGATTACCGCACAGCGAAGGGACCACTCAAAGAGCCGATGCCTATTATAGAGCATGCTATTGCAGTGGCTAATAAAATCCTACGTGTGCTTGATGAGAAGGGTAGTTTTCAAGATGTGGTTCATTCTGTGTTGCCCTTCTTTGCTGAGTTTCCCGAACTTAACACTTTTGTGTTAAAGAGGAAAGAAGAAGTGAAGGAGCGCGATGATTTCTTGAAGTCTTGTCGTCCTTATGGGGTGCAACCGTTACCAATTCGGTTTATTGGAAAGTATGTAATGAATGTTCTTGAATCTTATTTGTTGAACTTCACCGAGGACCCAGAGTGCATTAGTGCTTATCGGTTCTCAGTTCATCATGGTGGAGGTGAACGTATCATGGACTGGTTTCAGTATCACATATCCAAGTGGAAGAATGGTTCTTTTTATTTCTTCAGTTTGGGTTATGGTGATGACCAGTTGTGGTGCTTCATTTTCCCTGACGGATCAATGGTGGTGTTGGGACCCGATGTGATAGCTATGGATCTGAATACTCTACGCACTGCTGGGGTGCGTTTCATGCAGTATGTTCCTTATAGTGCCCCCTCTTTGCCGCAAACGTTTCTGAATGCATTAATGTTCACAACGATTTTGGCCTACTCTCATGATGTGCATGTTGGTGGGAGTATGGTGGTACATAAAGACGATTCATTGTTTTCCGGAGTGCCTGGCACCACAGTGAGAAATATTTATTCGTCTGCGGAAATTCAATCAATAGTCGCTCGTCGTTTCCTTGTGAACAAACCGTGTAAAGATATGTTTGGGGAATGGCTGAAGAGCGTTTTGGACACTGTGCATGTTGAACTTGGTTTCACTTTTAAAGGTTTTGCTAAAGTGAAAGGAGATGTAAACATGCTTGTTAAAGATCTGGGTTCATTGGCCCAGTACTTTGAACGTGCCCAACAGGTTTTGGAAATCGGGTGTTCAGTCCCATTTTTGCAGCATGTCGTGGTCCCACATGAGAAAACTTACTTGTGTGTGCCAGCGGATATGTCAAAATTTGGGGCCAAGCTCGTATTGCCTGGTGAAACCCCTAATCAGGTTAAACATGGGGTCTTTCAAATGCAGCGTCTAGTTGGTTTGACGTTTGCTGGTGCGTGGTATCATGGAGAGTTTTATGAGTTTATGCGCGATTATTTTTTGAAATTGCAAGCATTGGAAAAGCGTGCGCAATTCTCCTGTGAAGGGGAGTTGTGCACTCCTGATGTTGATGACTTCTTTACGATTGCGGAGAAAACTGGATGGACTCCGGACCAAGGTTTGCCCACCCGCGAATGGATGATTAGGTTTAATACCGAACCACTGGAAGAGTTGTTGGAGAACACTGAACTCTCTGCTCCTATCGCAGTGCAGCAGTTGAAAGCAATGAAGCCGTTGTTAACGGTAGCGGACCCTTTTGCCGAGTATTTAGAGCAATTTGGGTCCTTGCAAATGGCGGAGAATGCCCCCCTTGTGGCTGCTCCCTCATACACGGTGGCGCAGTTAGGAAAAGTTAATGCCGTGTCAGGTGAGGAACGGAAACTCCGCCAAGCGCGACGTATGTTGCGTGATAGGTACATGAGCAATTTGACGGACTCTCAATTCGTTCCGAAACGTTTGTTGGACAAGTATATGTCTGGAAAAATAACAAAAGAAGAGTTGTTGTTATCATTCGTTTTGGATGAAGAAGATGCTAAAGAACAAGAGATTGCTCAGCAAGCTGCTTTTGAGATGGATCAGATTGAACGTCTTGAACGACTTTATAGTGACGATTTCGACTTTGATGATGAAGATCATCCTGCCGAGGAGATCTTCAATGACGAAGACGAGATGGATGCGTATTTGGAAATGCGTGCTGCTGCTGGTGATGCACAGGCCGTGTGGTTGCTAGGTCGCGAGTTAGACGGTTAAAGTGAAT